AAGAACTGTGACGCTGCCTGTTCCAAGCGCAGCAAGGTTGATTTTGGTGCCTGCATCAGATAAATAGATACCTGAACCGGCTGATATAGTCAGACCAGAAGCAGACGTAATAGTGGCGTTAATAACCTCAAACGAACCGCTTTGCGTTATATAAATACCTGAGCCAGCAACGATTCCACTAGCAGTGCCGCCGCCTCCGCCCCCGGAGATTCCGCTAATGCTGGTGTTTAAATCTTCTAGGGCGCGTACAACCCCTTCAAAATTCCAGGGATACCCGTAAGGACAGCGAGAATAACTGGTAGTGCCCACGCCGCTTACCGTTCCGATGAGTTCTTCAATGACTTCGACGATGCCTTGGAAAGACTCACTATGGAGCGCCCGAGGTAATACGCCATGAGTGGGACAGGCGGGTACGTTGATCTCAGTCATTTACAAACGTAGTCCCTCCCGTATTCTCCAGTTTAACCGAGGGAGTCTAAATTCTACGCCTTTGTGCTATCTAGAGAGATCCGAAATACGAGCTGGCCGTCTTTCTCGTGAGACACCAACTGTTCGGCAAGTTGCCAGGCTGGCACACCAAGCACTGTAGCCCTCTGCCGTAAGTCTTTCCAAGAAAGCTCTTCTACAGGCCGGACTGTAGTTTTAGTCACAGTACACCTCCAGGTTTTACAAAGTATAAACACTCGTAAGAATATATGTAAACCACGGGCTGGCCGTATTTTCCCAAACCGCTACCAAAAAAAATTCCATCAAAGACTTTTTGTAAAACTCCCGCTCTACAACCAAATTGGGCACAGTTAACAAAAGATAAGTTACTAGAGTCGTATCTAGATAAACGTATTAAGTTAGAGTCTTAGAAAACTATTAGGTGAACATTAAAGAGACGTCTCTAAAAAGATAAAAGCGCTTGTCTCAAACTAGTCTTGTTGGAGACTGGACTATTAAAAAAAGAAAGAAAATAAAAGCGAGCTGCACCTACTACGCCTCCATGCGCTCCCTGCACTCTGTGAGCTCCATAATCCTTTAATGTACTTTGGGACACCTCCGGTGCTATGCTGCGCCTAACATGCGACTCTTGTCATGGGCATGAACCTAAGAGCAGTAGCGCTTCTGGGACTGCTTGACCTTGACGACGGCGGGCTCAAGGCTCCCACGGGGGCTCCTGAGACGGTCGAGCATCAGGGTCACTGGCGAATCGAGCACCACCAAGACCTGTCTGTTTGGCGCTGCCTCTGCGGGCGCTCAGAACCGCTCCTGGTGCCTGCTGAGTTCCGCAAACGCGTCCGGTTACCGCATGATCTGGTGCAAGCCTGCGAGGTCTGCCGAAGCGAGCTGTCCGCTTGCTCCAGTCGTGCCGCACGATTTCACGCATGGCTGGAGCGCAACCGCCCCCTGATTGATCGTGAAGCTCACTTGGAGTACCCGGAGGACCGAGGCTTCACGTACAGCGAGGATGACGGCCAGTCGACCCGTACTCGCCGCTTCGTTTACGAGGCGTTCTTTAAGACAAAACTAAGATCAAGTGACTTCGTGCGCTCCAGGTGCTCTAATCCATTCTGTATAAACCCATACCACTTGTGCATAACACCAACACCCAACCAGAAGGCTTCTCCTCAAATCGAAAAAGTGATCCTGCACCTGCAGGAGCTCGGTATATCTGCCAAAATCACTCAGCGAGTCATCCTTCAGAAATTCGAAATCAAGTTATCTCTTTCCACAATCCAAGGCATCAGGGCCGAATCCAAGCGATTACTCGCCACAGTGGCTTAATCCTTGACTTAAAAGCTATCCAACCTGCTAGTCTTTCTGAGATTGCCGAGGAAGTCGGTCAGTCAACGAGCTCGGTTAGAAATCATTTAAAACGGCTCACTCAACTCGATCTTGTAGTCAGGGTCGCATTTGAACACCACACTCTCTACTGTTTAAACGGTGATTACAACGTACACATCGACCGCATACTCGGCGAACTCTACGGCTGAGCTACGCCGCCCTTGTCTTTGGGAGGACGAATTTAAGATCGACAACCTTCCGACCTGGATCTACACGGACAATCAACCTCCTAAAGACACTCGTGACTGCGAGGCCAAAATTAGCTCACTTGAATACACCATTCGAGACATTGAGCTTCAGATTGAAATTCGTGAACTCGAACTAAAAACTGGTAATTCACGACACAGCAGCGCTTTTGACTACGAAAAGTGGAAAGTTGGTGCGCTTAAAGCAAAACAAACACATTATTACCTATTAAACGCATATACATATTGGTTGATTAAGAACGAACGTCGTGAGCTTGACAGCCCTGGAAAACTTGATAAGCTGATCGAGCTGCTGATTGAGGACCCTTCCGACTTCGAGACAAAAGCAAAAGCACTCCTAAACTAAACAAGTCAACACGTAACAAAGGCCGTGCTGACATGAGGGGTGCTGTAATCCTTTTAGCCTTTTCGGACCAGCAGTAATTCGCCCTGATTGCCTGGCGCCAGGTGGTTAAGGGGAGCCCCTCCTTTATTCCATGGACATCACACGCGAAATTAAAGACATCCGCGATGCCCTCAACAGCATCGAGGCTTCACTTCAACTTCTTGTCGCTCAAAAGGGAGGCAAGATCACTAACGCTTTCGTCTCAAAGAAGATCGTTAGCCAAAGACTTAATGTCCCAGCTGTAACGATCGACAAACTTATCCATCAAGGGATTGCATCCAAAGGTGAGTCAGGACTCGTGGAAGGTCGTCACTTCTGCAAGACAGACCCAACCGAACGGAATTCGTCTAAGTTCTTATACGATATCCACGCGATCACGCAGGCAGCCTGGAGCAATTTTACCTATGTCTGATTTGTCACGAGGCGCCGCAGCGCTTATTAAGAATCTGTTCAGTGGCAACGAAACAGAGCGCATGATTAGCGCTGGTGTCGTTCGTACCATCCTATCAGATATGACTCGGCTCTATTTTGAGAACCGAGCGGCTCTCGGTGAAGGAATCCTTGTATTTAATCCAGAAAACCCGGAGACCTCAAAGTATTTAACGAAGTCAGATCTTGAGAATGACTTAGCAGTCGCTCAAGAAGGTATGGACGAGAAGGCTGAAGCTCTGTTTAGCAAGATCATTCGCGTTATCGAAAAAGAGTCAGAATCAGATCTTGCTCTTATTGCTATGGTTCAGTCAAGTGAAATCTGTGTTCATCTTGTAGACCCAAAAGAAGCCAATAAAAAAATTGATGAATATTCAAACGGTCTCATTTACTGATGCTGACTTTATATCTCCGCCAGAAGTAGTTGCTACCACAGCGGCTTTCTTTGGAGGTTCGATAGATTTAGATCCTGCGTCTAGTCAATCCGCCAACTCGATAGTCCAAGCTGATCGTTTCTTCACTTGGCGTGAAAACGGATTAATCCAGCCGTGGAAAGCAGATAAAGTTTATCTATATCCTCCTAGAAGTGTTTTATCAGGAGACGAGCAACCAAAAAATATAAAGCTGTTCGAAAAATCATTAAGGTTCAAAAAGTCAGCGCAGCGTGTTTGGTTAGAACTGTGTTATCAGAAGTGGTTACGTAACGAACTTGGACAAGCAATAATATTTTTAACTTCCACTGAAGTCGCGTTGCTAGTCACTCAAAAGATTGGATTCGACTTTCCGCTGTGTGTGTTAGCAGAAAAACCAACACTAATCAGAGAACAGGATTTAAGTGCTGTTAAATCTAAAGTGTTTGGATTCTTATATTACTTACCGCCGCAACTAAATTACGAGGTAAGTGTTAAACAATTTATCGAACATTATAGTAATTTGGGGAGGGTGTATGTTTAATGGGGTCTTTCGTGTCCCAAGAATCATCTGGTCCATAACTATCTTTTTCACCAAAGCCTACGCCCACGGGGCGTGAAGCTTGCAAACGTGAGCGAACTTCTCTGTTCTGTTGACGAGCCCTTTCCCGAGACTCAACCCCAAAAATTTCTCCAGCCAATCGATGAAACTTTGGCTCTCGATCGACGTGATGTAACCTCCTTTGACCGAAAGATTCCGCACGTCTCTCAGATTGTGAACGCCGGAAATCGCTCATCAGGACACGCTTCCGTAGTTCATTAAGCCTGCTACATCGCCACTGGTGTTGTAGTACCGCCCAATGGCATCAGCTGTTTTATCCCCACCATAAACTAAGGCAGCCATCCGAGGATCTTCAAGAGCAGCATAGCGATCAGGGATTTTATAAGTCTCCCTGGGCCTATTCGAGCCGTAGATAAAGCTAGACGTCTGTGGACCGCTGTAGTCGATAAGTGAATTGTATTGAGCCGCAATTTCAGGCGACCCCCATTGAGTGCTTCCACGTAGTGAACCGACATCCATAGTCACCACGGGTGGGTTCAGCGCTAATTGATCATATCCACCTAAACGGCCAGACAATGAATATTGATTTTGTATATCTTGTACGCGTGTACTAAATTGATTGTATTGCTTAGAAAGATCAGGATCTACCCCTAAATCATATCTTGCTAGCTCACCTAACTTAGCTACTGTGTCCGCAAATTGTTCGTAGGCTTCAACTCGAGATTTCTCACCTGTTAACCCAGTCAGCTCTGGATAGACATTAGAAATTGTTTTCCTTGTTCTTTTAATATTTTGTTTTTCTATTGCTCTTAAATCTTTTAAATTTTGTTTTGGGTCAAAAGGGGAGCTGAAAAGTCTGCCGAGATCTCCTGCCAGCCTGTTAACATTCGAAAGATCCGATGTATTTTTGTTAAAAGCACTGAACGGATCTACAGCCCCACCTTCACCAAAAGCGCCTTGTCCACTGAGATTATTGAAGACAGTCTCAGAGCCCGAGATAGGCTCTACGCCAAAAGGGCCACTCGGAGCGTTAGTTGAGGACCAGTCGTAGTATGCGGGAAGAGAAACAGGCATCGGTCTTAACTCGAAGTTTTGGAAAATACTCAGATCACAGATCTGGGAGTGGGAAAGGAGCGAAGCGCCATAGCTAAAAGATCTCGCATATTTTGTTTTGTCTGATCGGTGTACCCGCCACCTGCGCTAGTTGGTGCTGCGCCATATCCAGCCGGGCTTGAACCTAGGCTGCTAAGACCGCCTAAAATCCCACGGCCTAAATCTTGCAGGAAAGATCCGCCAGAGGTTCCCCCAGTAGGCGAAGACCCGAAGTAGTCTCCTGTATACCCAGGTCCGATGGAACCATAATCGGGAACGTCAGAGCCAAACCCAACAGCGCCACCTAAAAAGGAGTTCACTAACTTTTAGCTTCTTATATCGATTATACGTTTAAATAACTGACTTAGGAGCTCCAAAAGAACTCAAAGCCTGAGCAAGCAATTGAGCTTGCGCTTGTTGAATAGCCGTTTGATTTCTTCTTAATTGAACAGCAGCTTCTTCTTCAGCCAATTGCTGGATATTCTCATCGCGGCGTTGAGTCTTATAAAGGTCAAGCAGAAGCTCCGCACCAGGGTCAGGAGCCGTGCTTTTTTCGGAGTAATCAATAAACTCAGGACGCTGTGTCGAGGACTGTGGACCAAGCTGTTGCAAAGCTCCAGTTATACCTAATAGGTTTATAAATTTATTCAATAAACCCGTAGCCTTATCCTGCGCTGTAGAAGGTTTAGCAGCAGTAGGCGCAGGACCTTTAGACGCGTTTCGAGCTCCTTCGTCAAACCACGCGGAGACCTGTGACGAGCGTTTGACCGGCTGGCCGTAAAAACTCCCTCCCTCCGCCGTGGGGATCGACGCCCACTCGGGCGCCAAATAATCCTGCAGCGCTGGACTAAGTGTGCCTTCCTTGGTGAGCGCTGCTAAGCCTCCCACCGGCATCAGCCGCTGTCGGACCTTGTACAGCATGGCTAAGTCCTGGCTTTCAGGACTGAAATCTTTCAACCCCAACTGCCTAGCAACTTCTTGATACGTGCCCGGCATGAACTGGTAGGCGCCTGCAGCCGCGCTGGCGTAACCTCCCGGCGATTTGATTACTTTGTCCGGGTGCCTTGAATAATCGTTGAACTGTCCTCCACCAAAAAGGATGTTGTAACCAGGTGCGTTACCTCGCCAAGTACCTTCCGCCCGACTTAGAGCCTGCTGAAGACCCCTGAATAATCCTGGGTTTTGCTGTTGCCAGGATTCCAGCAGAGCTCTTGTCTGAGACATTGTATTTGTAAGACCTCCAGTACTAACTAATTTAATCCTTCTCCTCTGTTAAATCTTCAAAAATATCGACATTAGTGTCAATCACAACGCCTATCTCTTCCATGACCGACTTAAACGCTCGCTCACGACACACAAATTTAAAAATAGTTTTCCAGAGGTACTGATCGCGTGCTTCACCCTTCAGTTGTTGCGCAGCGTTCTTAAGGCGCGTAAGAGTGAAGTCGTCTTCAAGTGTCAAGCCGACCCGCAGCTGGCCATGCTCCTCTTTCACCGCTGGATTTGCGTCTACAAAAAGTCTAAGACAAATTATAATATTCGCTCAAACTTACCAAGCTCGACAACTCCAGTAACGTGCTTTTAACTTGCTCCCAGGGTTGTCACAGTTGTGACGTGCTCTAAAGTTTTCACGACGTTCTGGTATATGTTTCTTGATAGTCATATTCGGGTCCCCAAAACGAACAAGACGAACTTGGTCGCCTTCTTTCGCGGCCACGGCAAACTTCTTGCCTCCATCCGAGTCGCGACGAGGCTGGTTGTAGCCTTTAAAAACCTCTCCAGCAATCCGTATGGTCACGAGGCTTGTCCAGTGCGTCTACTCAGTCTACTGGGTCGAAACCTAAAATTAACCTTAAGACAGCATTCACAGATTCCCTTCATGAAGATTCCTGCTAACCTTTTCGCGTTGTCTTCATTCACAACGCCAAATTAAATGGAATCCGCAAGGCTCTTGACCATCGCCCAGACCGCTGAGCTGCTGAACTGCTCTGCAGGCTTTGTACGTAAGCGTATTTCTCTCACTGAGTCCAACCAACCCGGTGGCTGGCCCAAAGGCATCTTCGTCAATCTGCAACCAAATGGTGCAAAGTCCCTGTACCGCATCAACAAAGATGCTCTGGAGGCTTATCTGAACTCTGCGGAGGAAGAGGCTAAAGTAGAAGAAAGCGCTGCTTGTGCTGTCTGATAGCCGACAATGAACACCTCCTCTTTAGCTGACATCTTTCAAAACGCCTCTGAGGCGCCTAAGCAAGAAGTTATTAAGGAGGAGGTCGTTATCACAAAGGAGGCCACGCCTGATAACCTCGTTTATCAGATGGTCTCCTTTGCCTCTTATTTATATCAATTAAACATACAAGCTCACCTTTTGCATCTAAACGTCGAGTGCTCTAACTTCTTGGCGATTCACGAATTCTTAAAAGAACAGTATCAGCAACATACTTCTGACTTTGACACTGTGGCTGAGCTGGTGCGCAGCATGGACTATCTTATGCCTATGTGTCAATGTGGTCTATTCGACGCCTTTAAAAAGTTTCCTGCCGTTAAAACATACGACGCTCGCGAGGGTCTTACTCTCTACACTAAAAATCTAGAGGCAGGCGCCATGATGGCAAAAGATCTCACTGAAGCTGCACGCCAGACAGGTGCACCGGATGTCGAAAATTATGCAGCTGAGATCTGCGGCAACTTATTCAAGGGAGCTTGGATGATGAAGGCCACGCTGCGTGGCTCTATGTGAGAATCCAGCCGCCGTTAGCTGAAACATACAGACCGCTAGTGCCGGCATTCAAATAAACAAGGGAGCCGGTGGATGCGGCAGGCAATGCCGTAACAACGGCGATGCCGCTAGCAACTACTGCTGAAAGTGAACCACTAGAGATAACAGCAGAGATCGAACCACTAGCGACTACAGCGGATAATGCGCCACTAGAGATAACAGCAGAGATCGAACCACTAGCGACTACAGCGGATAATGCGCCACTAGCGATAACAGCTGACAAGGAGCCGCTGGCAACTACAGCTGACAAAGCTCCACTTGCGACGATGGTTGAATTAGCCACAGTTGCTGTTGCTGCACTATTGGCCGTAACTGCGGTATTGGCTGAGTTAGCAGTGTCAGCAAAACCGGCACCGACCTTCTGCCAAGCAGCGCCAGTCCAAACACGGAGATAGTAATTACTAGTTGAAGAATCCGCCCACAACTCTCCTACTGAGTTACCTGGCGAACCGAGTGGACTGGAGTTGGGAGAGGTAGTTCCGTAGTGATTTGATCCAAACTTTCTAATCGATCCGGCAGAATCTTTGAAGTACAGACCTGGATCCGCCGCCCCAAAGGACATAGCGAGTTCACCGGCCTGAACCGTGGCGGCGTTAGGTCGATCTGATGAGTTACCGCTGCGCTTAGAAAGAAGAATTACAGGTGTTGAAGCCATCAGTAAACGCCTCCGTTTATCAAAGAAGGAAGAGAAGGATACGGTATTAAGTTACCGTTTGCGTAGCTACCTCCGTCATAAATTAAAGAGGCTCCACTGACAAGAACACCGTTACTGTATGTACCGCCATCTAACTTAGGAGTTACATCTGGGTCGGGAGGAGCAAACGGATCATACTGATCAATCGTAAACATCTCAAAACCACTAGCAGTCATAGCTGTGCTAGTGCCTGAAGCTAATGTGTCAAAGTTAAGAGTTTTTACCATAGTAGGGTGCATATCAGGATACATCATGTGTACCGGCACCGTATTTTTGGAAGGAGAATACTTCTCCCACCAGCGAAGATGTTGTTGTCTTTTCTCAAATGTCGTTTGTTTAGCTAAGTTCAAATCAAAAAATTCTCTGTACTTATCGTCCATAGGCTCATCAGTAGGTTGAGCCAACCACGCTGGTGGGAACATGTCCGTCCCAAATCTGTTCTGCATATCCCAGAACGACGCGTAAATATGCTTGCACCATCTCGGTGCAAAATATATAAGGTTAGGGTCTGAATAAACTTTGCTGCCGTCTGTATAACTAGGTAAGTTTAAAAGTCTTTTAACATACAAAAAACCAAAATCACGAGTGAAGCCAGGCAGATCTCGGCTGTTTTCCGTTCGAGAAGCTAAGAAATCTTTACCCGCATCGTATAGACCTGGCTTTAAGTCTTGAGGAAGCGTATAAGGATACTTTCGTTTCAGACTGTATTCATAAAGATTAAAATCTTCACGCGCTAGGTAATCCGGGCAATTGCACCCAAATCGCATTTCCGTAGTGAAATAGTCACCAACGGTGGGGAGCCCGGCAGGTGCTGCTAATGTCTCGTTATCGATAACAGACCAGCTGTTGTTCGTATCCAGTGAAATAAAGATACTGTTAAATATTGGAGCGAATCCTGGAGTAATTGGAGTTGTACCGTTACCTACACCGATAACTACGTAATTGTTATAAGTCGTCTTTTCTGTACCGTTTGCCGCAAAACGATCCGACAGAATCTCGCCTGTAAAGAATGAAATAGGTGGCCCAAAGTTACTTGAAAGTTCAACAGCGTAAGTTGTGCCACTTGTTTTTGTTACAGATTTAATCGAGTAACCAAAGTCGAGAAAGTTAAAAGAATCTCTTGGGCGTATCGCAACCATCCTCATAGCCATGTCTTGGCTCATTGAGGGGTACATGTAACAAACGCCGGGCAGCGCAGCACCAACGCCCACGGTGCCTGTAGTCCAGTACCTGAACGAATAATTTAAACCAACGTACGCTTGATTAGCGTACATATACAATTCATACCCCCTACGCCACCTAGTCCACATGGAAGCGTAGTTATAGTCATACAGAATACTGAAATCTTTTAAGTTAAAGTCAGGTCTAAATTTTCGCTTGAAAGGCATCGGCGTAGACAGCTGATGCCCAGTACTCGCACCTTCAAATGAAGAGAAGCCGAACTTAGACTTTTTAGGCTGGTGTGACCCCCAGCCAAAGTCATCTGAGCCTTTTCGGCGTGCCACGGATCAGTAGAACCCGCCCTGCGCCATTACGTAAACACCGGAAGTACTTAACCCACCAGAAACTGCGGCGGGGCCTCTACCTAAATACCCGATACACAAAATGTAACCTTTTTCAAGGTACATGGCTTCGGATTTGCCACGTTCGATCGGATAGACCAGACTGGTGTCGCCTGTTTGTGGGGTGGGGGCCACCGTGGCAGGCAGCTCAACTCGCTGAATTACCCCTTCAGTGTCTCCCGAAAGGCCGATTTCGAATTTGCCAACTAAGAGGGGAACAGAAGTAGAGGGAGCAGCCTGGTTCGGTGCATACACATAAACACCGAAAGCGGCACTACGTACCCCACCTCTATTTGGATAACCCTCAGCAGATACGACAAAAATATCCTCTACGAGGGCACCGTCCTCAGAAGGAATGTCTCCTACGCGGACAAGTTGGATTAAGTCCGAAAAGTCAGGATTACTGGCATCGGCAATCACGGTTGTCCCGCTATTAATCTTTGCGCCCCTAAAAAAGGGGCGATCCACCATTAGCGGTTGTTTGTTTGTGCTGGTGCTCGCCATAGATAATGTGCTCTGTGAGCTCAGTGAGTGGGTTAACGTGCCGACGTGGCGGGAGCCTGAGATGGGAGCTGCTCAGGCGCAGCAGGAGCACCGAAATCAAATTGTCCGGTCTTTAAAGCTTTAAGAGCTTCTTCAAAAGGTATTTTATCCGAGCGAACGCCTTCAAGAATAATCTGACGCTCTAAATCTCGTTGATTAGCAGCCTCACGTTCTTGGCGAGCTCGCTCAGCTTCTCGTTCGTTTCGAGCAAGCATATCTTGATAAACCTGAAAAATAAACCGATCTCCACCCATTCGAGCATCGTTAGGGTTGCGACCAGGGAGAGGTAAACCTTGGTATCCGGCTTTAAAGCTTTGAGCTATTCCCACGATAGGGAGCAACATCCCAGCGACATCGTTAATAGCTTTAAGAAATCCACCACCAGAACCTCGCGGAGCAGACTCCATCGACACCCCGTAGGAGGGAACCTCGCGAGGATCCTGAGTAATACCCTGACTAGAGAAGCCAGTCTCAGCTTGCTGGGGGAACATGTAGGGAACACGTTCCCCTCCAGAGTAAGCGAAACTCCTGGGTGACATAGAAGGGCTGTTCATACGCTTACTCTGCGTGCTTCAAGTCGTGTAACTATTTTACTATCAATAGCCAGCGTACATTGCAGAACGAGGCGCTTGTTGCCGGATGAACTCCTGTACTCGTTGCAGGTGAGGTTGAACTTGTGGAGACGTAACGTCAACCATATCGAAAGCACCTTGCGAAGGGTTCAAGGCAGCGTCTGCGACAGAAGCGGCGTTACCCACAGCGGCGGCAGATACCTCGGATCCGATGGGAGCGGTCACAGTTGTAGTAGTAACTGCTTCTGCACTTTGTTGATTAGCAGCTGGGTTGGCTAATTGACGTTCTTGGAAACGATAGGCAAGAACGGGATTGGAAGAAGCCCACATAGCTAGGCCACCTCCAATAGAAGGGCTTTGACCTTCCATATACTTCATTAGCTGTTGGATCTCGGGCTTAGCTTCTGCATAAGCTTTCCGCGCAGCTGCATATTCTTCAATGCTGCGGTATTTCTCGGGACCCATCGGTTCCACAGCTCGGAGTACGGCAGCCGCTCCGGGGGCGGATTGAGCGAGCTGCTCGCGCATCGAACTTGCTTGCTGCAAGTTACCTGTGGTTACTGTTGGCGCTGCAACAGAAGGATCAATATTGCCTCGGGCCGGAGGCAGCACAGCGGCGGGATCCACGGCTCCCAAGGGACTGCCGTCCGCTTCAGTAAAGATAGGAGCGGTCGGTGCCTGAGTCAGAGGCAAGCTAGGTGGACCTCCTGCAGTAGTCTCACCTGTACGATTGCCACTCATCATCCCAGCAACACCAGCGCCAAACAGACCAACCCCAGCTAAACCAGTGGCTGCACGGAAAGCAGGGTTACTCATGAGAGCACTTAGATCCACGAGTTCGGCACCACTTGCTGCATTACGCGCAAACGCGGCAGCTACTGCGGGATCCACCGGGGAGGGACCGGCGTCAGGACCAAAAGCCGGACGTGGGGCAACAGGACCAAGATCAGCAGCTTCACGCATCATCACAGTACCGATGCGCTCTTGTACCTCGCGAGGAAGCTGACGAGCCAGTTCTGGTCGAATACGGTAGCCGCCAGACCAAATGTCGGGAACGTTATCGATGAAAAGCGACTGTTGACCCTGAGGAGCTCGGGTAACAATTTCTTCCGCAACGTCAGCGGCGCGAGGAGCCATAGAAGCGCGGATAGTTTCGAGGTTTCGTTCACTCGCAACTGGAGCGCCGCGATAAGGTTGTCCTGCAATATTGGTGCCTTCAGGACGAATGGCGCCACGGGTGGTCGTGAACTCAGCCACCGACCGTGATCCCGCAGGGAAGCGCAGGTCCAGTTGACCTTGAACAGGATTTCCAGTCATCGAAGGACCCTGCATCGGGGCGCGAGCAGGACCCATCGGGACAGGCTGACTGATTAAATCTTCCGTAAACTGTGTACGCGCAGCAGGGGAAGGAATATTATCTTGAGCAGTCTGAGCTAAGGCACCTCCGCGCTGGCGTGGCCCTTGTGGAGATTGAGGAATAAGAGTGTTTACGGGACGGGATCCAGCGGGAGGCTGAGGAGTACGAGAGCCAGGACCGAATTCAGGAACAGGGGCCTGGCCAAGCTGACGAGAAGTCGGCACATTCCGCGTGCCCATCAGGCCGACATTGCCTCCCTGACGAGAAACAGCAGAAGGAAACGCAGTAAGCTCGTCTACTAAACCAGCTTGTACAGCTGCACGCCGTACAGGTTCACTAATTCCACGGACGCCGGTCATCTCCGCTGCAGGAAGCGTCTGCCGAACGGCTTCCATTAACTGACGAGCTTGCTTGGCTCCACCAGCACGCTGAATTAAATTCCTAAGGACACCGAATCCTCCGCGAATGCCCGACTGCATCTGTAACTAACGCGAGATCAATAGAGACAGTCTATCTCCAATTCGCATAAAAGTAGAGGCGATCAGAACGAGAAACATCTGGCGGACCAGGTATGGCTTGAATAAATTCACCGCCGCTCCGCTCGAATCGATACCTAGAGGCCACGGGGTCTTTATAGTTCGGAACGTAAAGCATTTCGGCTAAGCGGCCACACTCATACAGATAGTTTTCGCGCCAGATTCTGGCAGTCTCGCGTTTGTCTTGAATTGAGATTGAACGAGACACGTCACCAAGAATGGTTTCTTGACGACTCGTGGCCCGACCAGCAGCTAATTCAGTCAAACGCTCTGCTTCTTCACAGCGTTCTACTTGAGCAACAATTTTGTCAAAGTAAAACTCACTGGGAATGCTATTGCACGCCTCTAAGAGACGTGCATAGTCACCAGCAGGAACCGTAGCAATGTTATAACCTAAGTGGTAGGCAATACGACTAAAGTTAAAGTCATCAACACGGTAACCAAACGTTTGCGCAGGGTTACGTGTTAGTTGATTAACTGCAGCATAAATTACTTCGCGCTTAGTTGCGTCTGTGCTAGTCGCATTAAACGTGACACCCTGCTGAGCAAGATAACTTTGGATCTGCTCTAACTCGTTTTGACTCAGCTGCGCCACGGTCTAAAACTCTTATCTTTCTTTATTCTACGTACACAACTCCAGTAGCAAAAACTTCGCTCCATTCGACTCGCTTGATGCTTTCAAGCTGTTCGAGCTTTGTAAAACGCTCACCAGGCAGAGATTGCCGTAGCTCAACAATTTCTTTGGCAGTTTTAAGGCCAACGCCAGGTAAACACTGAGTCAAACCTTCAGGAGTCAGATTATTTAAATTAATCCGGTTGTCAGTGGGAGGTAAAGGCTTAACAACAGTTACTTCGACCTCATCTTTTTTCACAGAACGACGGCCACGGCGTAGCTGAACCGTGTTTGAAGCGGTTTTTGGCTCTAAATCCTCTTTAAACTCGTCTACTTGATCTTTATGGGCAAAAAACACCTTACCCGTGGTGCTAGACCGAACCATAAAGTACTCACCATCGTCGTGAGTAGAAATTACGTCGATTTTGACCCCACTGGGCTTATAGACTTTGGCGGACATCTGAAAAAGTCAGTATGTGGACAGAAGTTTAGACCAAAATACCTCAATCTTCTCTCATGCGCTTCAGCTCACGCTCAAAATTTCCTAAAAACTCGGCTCTTTTCTCCCAAGTATCCCCTCCAGTGCAGCCTTTTTTAGGGTTTACGCAGCTCGGATCGTTAACTCGGTTACAAACGAGGCCCGCAAGATCTAACTCATTACCTTTGTATCCTGTTCGCCAATGATGAACGCCGTTAAGCCAAGTGGCGCCACATCTAGAGCACTCTTTGCGCTCTAATTTAAGGTCTGAAAGCTCCCGATCGTCCATAAAACTGGATAAATATGGTACGCACTATTAACTCTGACAGCGGAAAATACTAAATACTGTAAAAAATTACTTAAGAACAGGAAACCAATAAAAAACCCCTCCCGAAGGAGGGGTTAAGTCCCTTTGCTCGCGTCCTGATTCTATCAGGAAGGCGAAGTCGAGGTGTAAGCGGTGGATTCCACAATGCCGCCGGGCTGCAGAGCCAGGTCTGCACGCTCCGGGGGAGCATCGGGAACAATCCAGCACACTTCGCAAATAGCGAGTGCCTTGTCTTTGCCGGACAGCTTGCCAGCACCAGCGCGGGGATCATAGATACCCGAACCTTGTGCCAGACCAGAAGCAGCAACGCCACCAAGATTGGTAGTGGTGAAGAGCCTCCACTGAGTAGCAGCAGTCAGAGCAGACAGGCTGCTGCTGTTGATGATGTTCGTAGAAGCAACGCTGCCGTTGGCAATACGGCTGTTGGAACCGGTAATAGAGGTACCGAACTGACCCGACACCACAGTGGTGTTGTTGCGGAGACCTTGGCCAACCGCAGGGATCAGAGTCAGCTGAGGAGAAGCAGAACCACCTGCAACACCAGAGCTAACCACATCGCCACCGTCGACACGGAGCGAGGTGCGGTACACAAAGGCACCAGAAGGTGCAGTGATACCGTTGGTGATGTCTGCCCGAACATCCTTGTGGTAGTCGGGAGACGGGATGATTACGCTGGCATTCAGGAAAGGCTGATTAGCAGCGTTTTGACCAGAACCATAAGGCTGGGTGTAGTAATCCAGCTGGTTGTTGGTACCAAGTGCCTGATAGCTCAGGTCAACGTAACCGATGGCTTGCTGAGCAATCCAACCGGGACGGAACACCACGCCCACGGGGCCACCAACGGGTTGGTTGGTGTAGCTCGTCTGAACGCCGTTGGCGTTCTCGAACTGCATGGTTTTTTCTTCGTGCCAGTAACGAAGAACGTTGGTGTAGTTACCAGGATAAATCTTGGCAACCGAGATCTGGTTAGGGTTGATCGTCATTGTTAGTTACCTCCTCAAGCGTCGAAAGAGTAACCAACGGTGACGAAATCAGCGTTCAGAAGTTCGAAACCTGCGTACAGGCTCCAAATCATCATGATGAAACGGCTGAAGTCGTCGTTGTTGTTGAGCAGCACCTGGGCATTGTTGCCACCGATGCCGACACCAACGGCCTGAGGACCAAAGAAGATACCGACTGCTGCGTTGTAGGAAGCGGCGGTAGACGCGATGGTCGCGTTTTGAGTTTGAGTAGGCATGTTGGTGCTTTCGAAGAAGCGCACGCCTTCAAACACAAAGCCCGTGGGCATGATCGGCTCGCCGGCCACAAAGGTGGCTTGGCCAAAGCCTTGACCCATGTACAGGGCAGCGTTGGGCTGCATCCCGGACATGAGGGGGTTGATTTGACCATTGCCAGGATAACGAGCAACTTCACGGAAGTCGCTGTTCTGACGCAGGTGCATCAGGAAGGTCGGATCGCAAACGCAGCGATAGAAACCGTCCTGGAAGGTGGGGGTGTTCCGCTTACGCAGGCTCTTCACCACGCGCAGCAGGTCATCCTTAACGTCGAACTTAGCTTGCTCGGCGTTGGTGTAGGTCAGAGCACCAGTGGCCAGGTCACCAGGGAAGTAGTAACCGCCTTGGGTGTCAGAAGACTGACCCTTAGAAACAGCCTTCAGGAGTTCATTGATGAACACCCGGTCGCGCCAACGACGATAGTCGTCGAGCAGAGTCAGGCTGCCGATCGATTGGTGGAAGGTGGTGAGGTTACCGGTGTCCAGCAGCAGACGCTGGGCGGTAATCAGGGTCTCACGTGCAATCTTGAAGGTGCTGGGCTGAGTGGGATCACTCGGGTCAGCAGGGCCGGTATACTCGCGAAGAGTCACCAGCACTTTGTCCTTCACGATGTTGCGGCTGTTGGCAGTACCGATGGTCTGCTCAGCAGTACGCTCGCGGGATTCCTTAGAGCCAGGATTACCGAAGAAGCGGTAACGGTCCAGCTGTACAGTCTGACCTGGTTGCTTGCTGAAGTCATGGACTACAACAGGCTCCGCAGCCATCTCGACAATATACGCCGGATGGGGACGGTACAGCTCCGCACCTAAAATCTTCGGAAAGTCGTTCAGATAAACTCAAGTTTCCCTGAGGTCTGGACTATCTCTTCACCCACGTGGGGTGTCGGGCGCTCTTGCCGGTTATTAAGAGGGCTAAACCTCTCCGGTAGTCTCTGCACGTTCCAAAGGTGTACCTTTGGCTTCGCTCAGGATTACCCTCGTCTTTACGTTAGGGCTTCCCTGAATTCACCCGATTTTCACTAGCTAATTGCTTAGCTAGGCGACAACCTGAGCATTCAGCTATCGATGAACATCGATAAGTTCCGAGGAGAAAGTACTTCTCAAATATAAACCTAGAGGACTCCTGTAATCTAGAGTAGTGTTGCAGTCTTAGTGGTCTATGGCTCGCTTTAACAAGAAGCACGGTATGTCCAACACGCAGACCTATAAGGCCTGGATGGATATGAAAACTAGATGTTACAGCAAAAATGCTGCTAACTATAAATACTATGGAGGCAGAGGAGTTAAAGTGTGTAGCGAGTGGTTAGAGTCTTTTGAAAACTTTTATAAAGACATGGGTGAGGCTCCCGAAGGAGCTTCTCTGTCTAGAGAAGGCGATGTAGGTGACTACGAACCAAAAAACTGCTCATGGAAGTCGCGATCAGAAAGTTCGTCAGAAGTTCTAAGAGGAGAAAGAAACGCAAAAGCGAAGCTAACTGAGGAGCAAGTACATTGTTTAAGATCCCTGCAGAAAGGGTCAAACCCAAAGTACTTTCGCGCTCCTCTACTTGCTCAAGAGCTCAAGACGTCTAGACAATCTATAAACAACATTCTTCAAAGGCGTACCTGGACTCACATTTAAATCTTCGTCCCAGGGCTAAACTTACGCACCATATTTCGTACACCTTCTCCAAGCACACCATATACAGACCCGTAATTAGGGACGTAACGAAGTGACTTGCCTCGATAACTATTACGGACAGGAGCGCCCATTTGACCGGGAACTCCGCTGTAGCGAGTCTCGGTGAATGACTGACAGTAAACCGGATAGTGATATACCCACGCGGCGCGTGACCCAGACGTGTCGTTAGTTGGGTTGGTTAGCGTGGGCGAAGCAACTGAGGGGTGTGTAACACCCCCACCTGTAATACCTCCTCCATCTATTGTGTTGTCGTTTGAGCTAGGCGTCTGGAACGGAGCATACAGTTGGTTATCCGGTATCTGCTCGCCGTACCAAATGTGAGTACCAAAATTACGCAAACCAGGCTGCGGGCCTAAAGCAGTCTGAACAGTTGCATTCGCGGTGCTGTAGAGACCCTGAGCACGGAAACCTACGTAACTGTCAAGCAAGCCAGATGCGTGTGGCTGCGTGTTCTCGTAATTAGTCCAATAACCAGAAATAGCAGGAGGAACCGCTCGCCATTCTGTCGTGAAGTATCCACTAATGTTTGGAGGGCCTACCGGAATCCGCCCAAAATCAGCGCCTTCGTCAATAACGCCAAGCCAAGTCTGCTGCACCCCTAAAGGAGTTAT